GTTTGATGCAATGGTAAATTTGGTTATCTTTGTTCCTTTTTTGGTAACAGAGATTTCAGGTTCACGTACCAGATTTCCTTCCAGTAAAATTGAGTTTAAAGTGTTCATAAGTTCTCCTTAAATACTATTTTTTAAAGCAGCTAAAGTTTTGAATATATTAATTTCATCTACTCGCTTAAATGTTTTATTTCTTGATGAATCTATTTCTGTTACATCATAAGAGACCCATGTTTTTAAATAATTAATTGATATATAGATTGAATCTATCCTTACTTGTTGTGATTTCCCGTATTCATTAAGAATAAAAGCGATATCACCACGAGCACATTTGTATTTAACTGTCATAATATTCTCCTTTTTCGCACATATTATAAATATCTTAATAATTATTTAGTTATAAATAGAAGAGTATATATATGTGTGAATGAAAATGTTAACCATAGGCTCCTAACCATTAAATATTAAACTAGTTATCCACAAGTTAATGTTTAATCTTAACCATCCCGCATACATGAGATTTACTAAACTCTCTATAGAATGGTAAGTAACAAGCTACATTAAAAGTAAAGGTCATTGGTGTGCTGAATTTAGCATAAATATCAAAACCCCCACATACTTCAATTTTAGTCATTATAATTTCTATCTCTTCAAGAGATAGATTATTGTTGTTGGCTACGGCCATTTTAAGCATACTAAACTCCATAGTTATATTAATTTTGTTCTCCGCATCGTATGTGGCATGAAAAAAGAGATATTTTGTTCTCCGTATCATATTGATTCCTTATAAAGAAAAAAATATAATGAACAAAAACCTGCCTGAAAAGGCAGGTTTTTTAGATGTTATATTGCTAATTTACTGTAGGCGGGGATTGCTCCATTTTTTTCGTCTTCTTCTGTTACCGATAACAAATCCCATAACGTCAATCTGTAGTCGGGTAATATCTCGCTGTTTATGTGATTGTCATATCGTGAAACATCTTCTTCGGTTTCGTTTATGAGATTTAACATTTCAAATAATGCGGGGCAGTAGTCTTTTTCTTGTCGCCTATCGTGCCTTTTCAGTCTTGCTATTGCGTTCTTACTAACAATAGAAGCATTCTTAAGATAATCACCTGCTATCGAATCAAACATTTTTATACTCTCGTTTCCTGTGATGCATTTACCATTTATATAAACGTCGGTATAAACTACTCTATTATCGACTAGTAAACTTATAGTCTTTACAATTCCGTTTTCTTGTCTCAATTCGTAGTTATCAAGAACCAGGTCGTATTTTGCTAATATGTCTTTATATTCCATTTTAAAGCCCTAATTCCGACATTATGTTTTTGAATATTGGATAATTTACCAAATACATGATGCCATTGTTCATAGCGTCTTCAAAGTGTTTAAATTGTGATAATGAAGAGAATCTTCCAATATTGTAGAATCTTCCGTTAGCTTTTGACCGTTTACCTGTTTTAACTCCTTGGCAGATTTTAAAAAAGTAGTGCAATTCTTCATCCTGTTGATCGATTGGGACAGTTGCCATTGTTAGAGCGACCACTTCGGACTTTTTTATAGTCAGTTCGGGGTTGAAGTGTCTTTCTGATAATATTACAAATTGTCTCCAATTGCTCTGAGCATCTAGCGCGCATGATAACATCTCTTTGATCTTTACGGCTGGCTCATGGTCGTCTTTTGCCACAGACCAGTTATCCCAACCTTTTCTTATTGAGTCTACTTTAGAATCAACACACTGTTTATGGTTTTCATACTTTGAAAAGTCGGGTACATTCTGTCCTATCATTCTTTCTGTGTAAGTCATTTTCTTGTTTTCCATTTTTTGTTCCCTTTACTATTTATATTTTATCAATCATACGACCGATATATTCTAATGTTTTGTTATACTCTGTAATTTAAAGTAATAATCGTTTCCCTTCGATCCGTTCTTATCAGATCTTGTTTTTATTTTGTACTATAGTTATACAACTATAGAAACCTGAGTGAATTGATTCCCTTCCCTGGTAATTTAAAAGATCAAGTATTGTTTCCCTTTCGAGTGCCGTTCTGAAACTGTTAAAAAACTATGGATGAAAAAATGCAAGGGAAAAAGAAATCAAAGTTTTAAAATAAATATGTAATCATATTTTTTTAAAAGTTTTATTTCCCCTTTCATTTTGGCAGACATAGTTTTAAGTTTCAAAAAGAACGGGGCTTGATAGGGGAATAATGCTGTTTAATATATACAAGGGAAGGGAGGCATATTCGCGATTCTATTAGATAAAACGTATTACAAAATAAAGACAAGAGCTAAGAGATTCTTAAGAGATTGATCTCTTAAGTCGTCATTTTCAAGGGGCGAAACCCTTGAACGGTTTGTAAGGCAGAGCCTTTGCGTAGCATAAAACTTCAAAAGCGCATAATAACCAACACGAAGATACTTAACTACGATTATCAAATACATATAGAGAACTTAATAACAATCAAGTTTAGTACAATACATGAAGAATAAGATAAAGGAAGAGAAGAAGAGGAGGAGAAAGTAGAAGATGGAGAATATAAAAAAGATATGATATTTGACCAGAAGCGCATGATGGATGTATAATCCCCTTATGTATAGTAAGACAATAAAAGAAATATACTCTCTCAGATTAGCCAAACTTTCTCATAAAAACATAGCAGATAAGCTAAATATTTCAGAGGGTTACGTTAATCAAGTCATTTGTTCAGAGAAGTTCAAGCTCTACCTCGAATATATGCAAGAAGGGCAGGAATTAAGGGATAAAGATGCCCCCAGAAACAGGACTAGAAGGCTCGTAGACGAGCTCCTACAGAGTTTAGAGCAAGAAATGGAAAGATGTTCCACTCCTAGGCAGAAGCTCAGCCTAGTGGACAGTGTGAAGCAGTTGGTAGGTATAGTAGGAATAGAGTCAGACGAGAGTCAGGGGATCAATGTGGTAGAGGTCCCGGAGTTCGCAAGCAAGGATGACTTCAACCGGATGACTAGCCAAGCACGGGAAGCTAAAAAGAAACCCGATGTGTCTACCAGTACTGGAGAGTTTAGTATACCAGACAGTCTAGCTGATGGTATCACTCGCGATCCAAACAACAATGCTTGTACAGGCGACCTTCGCACAACAGCACACAACACCCTTAACCCCATGGGACTCCGAGAAGAACCGAAGGGATATGAAACTCCGACCCCTACACACACTAGTGAAAACCCTTGGGCAGGCCTCGATGCCTGAGAAGTATAATTCTAGCATGATAGGAAGGTCAGATATCCGGAATATAGTTGGGTATATTGAGAAATGGAGTATAAGGACAGATGTGAGTAAGGATAGTTTTTCGTTTCACGCTAAGCTTGAGAACGCGCTGAGTCCTAGTAACATTAGGGAGTTGATAAGATACATAGCGGAACTGGAAAAAAGCGCTTTGAAGCTGAATGGGTTGGAAGATCACCTGAGAAGGCTTGATTACAAATGTTATGGCAAATGTCCCTATTATGATGTAAGATATGAGTAGCCTATGGTTTATTTACCATAGGGTCGGAACTTTTTAATTTTGAACTATATTGGAGAAGGAATGGACATACATCGCAACATGGATAAGTTGTTGGATAAGATTGATGCTTTGATTGAAGAGAACAATTTACTTGAGGGACGTTTAAAAATCGCTCTTGAGCAGTTGGATGATTTGGATTATATAAAGAATACTTGTCTTGCGTGTGAGTTTTTTCCTTATGACAATGTGTGCGATGGTTGTAAAAATTATTCGCGATTTACTGTTGATAGGTTTTATGGGAAATGTTGTGTCCGACCCTAAAAGGAATGTAATATGGAAACCTCAACCACGGCAAGAGGTTTTGTTGCGTTGTCCGGCTTCTGAGACATTTTTTGGCGGCGCGAAGGGCGGCGGAAAGACAGATGGTGCGCTTGGAGACTTCCTTGCTCATGCTGGGCGTTATAGCTCTCGCGCTGTTGGGATCTTTTTGCGCAAAAGTTCAAAAGAGCTTGAGGATGCTATTGAGAGATCAAAGCAGATGTATTTGCCATTAGGCGCGGTGTGGAAAGAAGCGAAGGCTATATGGATATTTCCGAATGGTGCTATTCTAAGGATGCGCCAGATAGAGAGAGATTCTGATGCGCAAAAATACCAGGGGCAGAGTTTTTCGTGGATATGCCTTGATGAGCTCGGAAATTATGCTACTCCTTATATTTACAATCAGATGTTATCTTGTTTAAGATCAGCGCATGAGGGCATTGTTTGCCAGATGCGGGCTACTGGGAACCCTGGCGGTCCAGGCCACGGTTGGGTAAAAAGAAGATTTATTGACAAGAAGGAACCAGATCATATTTATTCTTATCCTATTGTAGTTCCTGAATATTCTGATGGCGGAGTGTTTTTGGGTAATAGAGAGATCGAATTCACAAGATGTTTCATCCCTTCTAAGATACAAGACAATATAAAGCTTATGAAAAATGACCCTGCTTACTATGCGCGGTTGTCAATGCTGCCTGAGCATTTAAAAAAGGCTTTCCTTTTTGGAGATTGGAATGTTTTTGTCGGCCAGGTATTTTCAGAGATAAAGCCAGACTTACATTATATTGAAAATTATTTAATCCCGGCTTCATGGGTTCGCTTTGCAACAATGGACTGGGGATATGCAAAGCCATACTCTGTAGGCTTCTGGGCTGTTAGTCCTTTTGGCAGACTTGTGCGCATTGCGGAAGATTATGGCTGCGTAAAAGGCATGGAAAATGAAGGTGTTCAGCTTGATGCGACTGCGGTTGGGAAAAAAATCCTTCCAATTATTAACATGATGGGTATAAAATCAGTATATGGAGACCCGGCAATGTGGCAAAGACATGGGCACGGAAAAGGCGGTATGTCAATAGCAAGTTTGCTTATGGCAACCGGAATTCCGCTGGTACATGCAAACAATGATAGAATTGCCTCTTTGAGTGTTATCCATAATATGCTACAACAAAGGTTAGAGGATGGGAATCCTATGTTGCAAATAATGAAAGACACTTGTTCTGACTGGATTAGGACTGTTCCTAACCTTGTTGGCGCAAAGAACAATATAGAAGATGTTGATACGGATGGAGAAGATCATATTTATGACGAGACAAGATTTGCCGTTATGTCTCCAGAGGTTCAAAATGCTTCCCGGCAATGGTTAAAAACCATCCCGGAGTTGAATAGATATACAGCGGAAGATCGAGACTATGCGTTTTAGGAGTAAAATGTGCACGAGGATTTAGGAAGAAAACTTTTATCAGAATTGACAGAGATGGATAAATTAAAGGAAAAAATGATTGTGCCGGTGTGGAAACAGATCACTTCTGTTCTTATTCCTGAACTATCAGACCTTGATGGCTCGCTAACTGTAGATGCTCTTTTAGCTCCTGGATATTATGATGGATCAGCAAGAGCATACTTAGAGACAACAGCGAATGCGATTTTCTCTCTTATGTGTGGGCCGGGAACCAACTGGATTCAATTTGGTGTTGAAGATGAAGTATTAATGCAAGATCGTGAAGTCAGAAGATATTTTGATGACCTAAGGCGAATCACTTTAAAGCGGATGGCGCAAGATGGTTTCTACAATATAGCAAAGCCAATGATCAAATATTGTTTGGCTCTTGGGACTGCATGTAATACAGTAACTAGAGAACCAGATGAAACGAGGCTTAGTTATATCCACTGGCATCCTGGAGACTTTTATCACTCTATGGATAAAAGTAGAAGAACAGACGGAATGGGTATAAAGCAAAAGGTTCGGATTAAAAATCTGCAAATATACGATTGGGTTCCGGAAAAAATTAAAGAAGATTTCAAAAGAGGGAATGGTAATGAGGAAATAATCCTGTGGTTTTATTTCCGGAAAAACAGAGAAGGAGATCCAAACAGTGAGCTTGAGTCTACTTTCCCTTATACTCTTTATCATATTTTAGAAACTGGCGAGATAATTCATGCGACTGGAATGAAGGCTTTGCCTGGGCCAGTATGGCTATGGGAAGCAACGCCTCGATTAGAATATGGACTGTGCCCTGGATATTATATATTAAGAGATATTTTGCAATCAAATAAGATTAGAAAAATAATCATGAAAGAAACAGAGAAAGAGTCAGATCCCGCACTATGGGTTCCTCGTCATTCTGATACTTTCTACACAGAACCTGGATCTATCAATTACCACAATGGTGACGGATCTGTTTTCCCTAAAAGAGTATTTGATCCCGCGGATTTAAACCATGCTCAACAGGCTAAAATGGAAATTGATTCTATAATAAGGTCCCACTTGCTTGTTGATTTCTTTGCGGCATTAACAGGTTCTACGACAAGGCGCACTGCACAGGAAGTCCAAGGTATACAATCAGAGATGGGAGCGCAAGCTGGCCCTCTTGTTTATTCGGTTGAGGCCGGATTCCTTTCTCCGAATGTAAAAAGAACACTCCAACATCTTTTTGATATGGGGAAATTACCAGATCCTCCAGCAAAATTAAAACCAGCAATGAAAGATTTTCCTTTAGAAATCCTTTATATGGGGCCACTTTCTATTGCGAACAGATATCTCTACGATACGCAACAGGCGCACAGAGTATTACAAGATACATTAATGCCACTTTCACAGATAGACCCAGAAGGCGTACAGGACGCTATGAATACGTCTGGTTTCATTAAGAGCACCTTGAATGGTATTGGCGGTGGTTTTGATGTCATTAATACCGATGCTGAAATTGAAGAGAAACAAAGAGCAAGAGAAGAGGCTAAAGCGCAAGAGCTGCAAATGCAACAAGCACAAATGCTAATGAAAGATGGTGCTAAAGCTCCAGAGCAAGGATCTCCATTAGATCAGGAGATGCAAAATGGATAAAATCTATGAAAATATGAATGAAAAAGAATTCATTGATAAATTAAAGGCACAAGTGTATAGTAAAGATGGAGAGGACGATAAGGCAAAGCGCCTTGGCGTTCTCCTTAGAAACGTGTTTATAGAATCTGAGGATGGCCCTGAGGTGTTCTCATATCTATTAGCACAATTAGGATATAACCAGATCCTAGATCACCCTGAGCATATGGGGCTTCATAATGTGGCTGTTAGGCTTTTAAACTTAATGGATCTTCATGGTGAAACCACAATGGCAGAGCAGATCAAAACATGGAGAAATAGGAGATAATATGGCGCACCCAACCTGGACAGAGCAACTCAGTGACGACCTAAAAACTGAAGAGAATTACGCTATTTTCGATCAATACCCTAAGCAGAGTGATTTTGCTAAAGGCTTTTTAGAAAATAATGGGAATCTCAGCAGGATGAAGGAAGAAATTGGAAGCTACGAGGGGAAAGTTAACACGCTAAGCGAACAAGTAGAGGCTATGGTAAAGATACCTGGATCGGATGCAACAGAAGAGGAACAGAACGAGTTCTTCAAAAAGTTTGGAGTTCCTGAGACGGTAGACGGCTATGGATTAGATGATTTGGCGAAAGATGAATCCGGGAAAACATTGCTTTCTAATTTTAAAGAAGCAAATCTTTCCCCATCGCAAGCCAAAAAGATGGTTGCGAATCTTGAGAAGTTTTCTCAGACGGAATTGGCGGCTCAAAAGCAGAAAAACGAAGAAGCTATGCGAGCTTTTAAAACAAAGCTCGGTGACAAAGCAGAAATGACGTTTAAAAATGCCGAGAATGCCATAAATCATTTTTATTCTAAGGACGTAATTGAGGCGGTACAAGCTGAGATTCTGAATAATCCTTCTCTTGACGAGGCCCATTCACGAATGGGGCATATTTTACAAGAAAGTCCCGGATTGTTTATTGAAAAAGATCGGACCGGTGGTTCTGGTACTATTTATGAGTCAATGAAGGACTTAGACTAGGAGAAATAAGTGGAAAAACTTACCTTACAAGACATTAAGATGGGGCTTGACCCCAGTGGACTAGTGGCTCAGGTTGTTGATGTTATGTCAACAAGTGGATCGCTAACGGAAGATGGGATATGGGTTCCTACAAATGCAATTGGAGTGAACTTAACTCCTCGAACCGCATTCGAACCTACTGGTGAATTTAGACGACCTAACAGGGGTGTAAGAGCTTCTAAGGGTGGTCTTGAGAATATTGAGGATTATGTAGCTTACATTGAAGACATGTCTTTGGTGGATGACGCGGTTATACAGAAGGTCGGTAAAGGCCAGAAACAGGCGGCTAGACTACAGTATGACTCTATGTTTACGACTGGGCTTGCTAAAAGAGCCAGAACGCTTACTATTTACGGAGACAGATCTGCAGATGTTGATGCGTTCAATGGTTGGGATGTTAAAAGAGGAACAATTGACGATACATTGGTTCTCGATGCTGCCTCCTCAGGAGATCCTGCAACAAGAACTTCTATTTACATCGTTGCTTGGAACTCAACAAGAGGATGTTCATATTTGTACCCTAAAGAAACCGCGGCCGGATTAAGGACGAAAGACTTTGGGATGCAGATGATAACCGATCCAAATGATTCAACCAGAATACTTCCTATGTGGATGACATGGTTTTATCAGGACCTTGGATTTGTAGTCAAAGACGACCGTGCTCTGATCCGCATTGCAAATGTAGACCCGACAGATACGTCTGCGGCTTACTACCAGAAGATTCTTGGACTCCTACACAAAGGATTGAGAAAAGTGAACTTCTCACCTGATAATGGGTATATTAGAATATATGGGAACCAGGACGCATTGGTAATGTTTGACGACATGGAACATGTGTTGACAAACTTCCATTTGAATCCTGTGGATCTTAAAGGAAAAACTTTTATGCAGTCATATAGAGGTGTTCCATTGAGAGAATGCGCAGAAATTACTTCTGCAGAAACAAAGGTGGTGTAAGATGAATATTAATATTCTTGATAATGATCTTGTGTCCCATGACCTTACTACTATAGCGAATAGTACGACCACTTACGGTAAAACACTTCCTGTAATGCGTTCTATTCCTGATAGAGCCGGGTTGTTTGATGCAAAAGTCCATTTCAAAACAAAGCCTGTTGGAACAGCCGGAACCGAAGTTGTAGCAATAAACCTTTATGGTGGAGCAGCAACTGCGCCGACTGGTATTACTCAGATCTTATGGTCTGGAACTGCGGCAACTATCCCTCAAGAGATTGATGTTTCTATTGGGAAGGGGAATTTGAAAGCCTACAATAGAATTGGAGTTGTTGTTGCGGCTGGTGGGGCGGCTGTTACTGCTGGGGTTTGTACCTCTGCGATTGTCCCTCAGAATCCGATGATGTAAAGTAGTGCCCGGTGGAAACGCCGGGCTTTTTAAGGAGGTTAGAAATGGCTAATACCGATAAAAAAGACGGAAATATGGAAAAAGAAAATAAAGCCTTAAAAGCTAAGAACGTAGAATTAGAGGCCATTGTGATCGAGTTAGAGGCTCAGGTAGAAAAGCTAGTTGAAGATAAAAGCAATCTAATTAAACTCGGTAAAAAGAACCAGACAAAGCTTGAAGAAATTGAAGCAATTGAAAGAGTTTCTGCTGCAGAGAAAGCAAAAACTATCGGGAAAATAAAAACATACGAAATTATTGAACCAGCCGGGGCACAGTATATCGAGCTTGGGAAAAAACATTTTGCTTCGTTTGGGGAACGGGTTGTAACGGCCTATCCATTCAATGACAAAATTGCAAAAGAGATTAGAGTTCGCAAGGTAGAGGATGTAGATCTCCCATCGTAAATCCGGAAGAGATCTGAATGAAATAAATGGGGTAATACTTCCCGGAATTGCTGATGATATTACCCCTGATTATTTCGTAAGAGCAATCAAGTCCCTTCCGGAAAAAGAAAGAGCGCAAGTTATGAAGAGAGAAAGATATTTAGTTAGATCGAAGGAATTAAACGATGGACACAGTAACTTTATATAATACCGCATTAAATCATGTTTCTGGCACTAAAATACAAGCCGTTGATGAAGGTGGAAGTGCCGATGTATGCAACGATTATATTTTAATAGCAACAGACCAGCTCTTAGAGAGTTACGACTGGACATTTGCAAGAGACAGAAGATTCTTGAATATGCGCACGGTTGACGATGGGACCGGGACAATGATTCCTGAAACATATGGCGATTGGTCTTATCTATACGATCTTCCTAACGACTATTTATCGATG